TCTTGTCTTCGTAGTCGAAGTTCTCGGTCACAGTGCGCCAGCGCTTTGCGTAAGCGATGGCAAGCGCCTGAGCGCCGCACAGGTAAACCGGGGTGACTTCAGCCGTGCCGCCGTTGCCGAGATTTTCGTAGATCGGCAGGTTGTCAGTTTCCTTGACAATCACGCCATTCCAGAAAATGTCGCCGCCTTCGAACAGCTTCGAGGCTTCCATCTGCACAACGGTCGAGGCCAGAACTTCGGTGTCCAGGCTGTCACGCAAGTCCTTGAAGGCGTGCGGGTTGGCGAAGGCAACGTAGTAACGCTTCCCGTTGCCGGGGTCGCGCATCGGGCGAATCTTCGGGTTGCAGGTCTTGGCCTTCAGCACCATGCCGTCCAGCGCCGTAGCGTTGAACTTGTCGCTGGTGGTGTCGAGCTGGGCAAGGTCCGCCGACAAGTCGGTGCCCGAACCGACGCCCGCGCCGAAGTAAACGCGGTCAAGGTTGTCCACCAGCCAAGCGTCACCAATCGCAGCGGTGCGATCGACAAACTTGGTGCCGTTGAGCGAGCCCAGCGCCTCGATGATGAGGTCACGGGTGTCTTCCATCGACCAATCAAGCAGGGTAGCGCGGGCAGCGTTACGCAGGTCGATTGCCGACTTGACTTCGCTCATTTCAGCGATGCGGACAGCGTTACGGCGCTTATCGACATAGATGCGCATGGAGCGCGAAGCCATGTCTTCTTCAAACCCTTCAAGGGTCGAAGTGCCGGTAACTGCGGCGTTGTTAAGGCGGTTAACCAGGGCGATGGTAATCGAGTCACCGGCCTTCTTGGTCAGGTCTTCCTTGACCTGGATAACCGAGGTTTCAGTCGTCCCCATGAGCGACTTGAAGCCGCCGTCATGAAGGTATTCCTGGAAGAACTTGTCTTCCCACTGCTGGACCACCAAACCGGTGGCGGGAGTCGTGTCAGGCATTTCTAAAAATCCATCTGTTGCGGACTAGCCGCGTGTTGGGATGCAACGTCTCGCGACGTGGCGATCTGATTAGCCCAGCAACTCGTTGATCGACTTCGGCCCGGTCCAACCTGGACCAGAGCGGGAGCCGACGTTGCGGGCGGTTGAGAGTGACGGCGGGAGGCCGATTGCAGGGGCAGGGATTGCCTGCTGTTCTGCCATCAGTTCCTCGCGCAGTTTGGCCTTCAGCGTTTCGAGGTCAGTCGCCCCAAGCTCTTCCATCGTCGCCGCGTTCTTGGCGATCTGGTAAGCCTTGCCCCACGGGTCGGGGTCACTAAGGGCCTGTTGTGCCAAGGCAGGGTTAAGTTCGGCCATCTGAAGGAACTTGCCCTTCATATCGTCGAAGTCCTGCTTCTCGCGACGGTTGAGCATTTCCGACATGTTCAGCACGGCGTTCATATTTGCCTGTTGAACAGCGGTGGAAACGATGTGTCCGCCGTAAGCCTGCTCATCTTCCCAAATCGAAGGGGGTGGCGCAGGTGGTTCCTTGGGTTGCTGTGCGGCCTGAAATTGCTGCTTTAGAGCTTCCAGTTCCTGCTCAAGCCTCTGGCGCTTTTCCCGTTCCTCTTTCAGCCCCTTGAACGTCTCAGGCGGCAGTCCTTGGTTGGTCGGCGGCACCTCTGCGGTCGGTTCCGTTTCCGGTTCCGGCGCAATATCGCCCGTTTCCTTGGGTGCAAATCGCCCGTGTTCGTCACGGGGTGGGCCGGTGTCCTCTACCTGTGGGGTTTCGGTTACTTCGGCGGTATCGGGATCGTCGTTGAAGAAGTCCTCAAGCGGTGTCTGTTCCATTGCTCTCACATACGCCCTTAAGGTCGGCGGCACCTTGAAACGCCCGTTGGTCGGCGGCACCCTCGACGTCATCTCGACGTTGAACTGTGAACCAAATACCCCTTACAGGCAGTCGGTCTTGCGCGGTCCCCAAGAGAAACGCGCGGTATCCGGTTAAATCCATGTCAGTCGGCCACTTGCTCAATCGCAATGCGGATGGCGCTAAACGAGCCATCAAACTCGCGGACCAGAATGGCTAACGCCTTCCCGTCCTCAATAATCTCGGCCTCATAAAAGCGCGGCCAGCTTTCGACCGCCGTTAGCGCGTCAGGCTGGGGCATTGACCGACTGCATACCGGCCTGCATCGCGTTCAGGGCAACGCTGGCCTGCGTCTCTTCGGCCTTCGCCATGTTGAGAACGGTCTTGCTTTGCGTCTCTTCGATCTGAGCCTGAGCGCCCTGCATAGCCATTTGCTGCTGTTCAGCCTGCGCCTGCATCATCGCCGGGTCAGGCGGTTGGCGAAGGGCTTCGAGCGCCTTGTCCTTGTCCTTGAATGCCGAGTTGGCCAGCAGGGCTTCCCATAGGATCGGCTGAAGGTTCGGCGGTGCACCGGGCAGCATCTTCGCCACAACGTCAAACTGCTCAGCCTGGATCGTCGGGGTGTCAACGCCCTCATCGACCACAATGTCAACGTCCAGCTCGGTTACGCTGTTTTCATAAGCCACCGGCATCTGTGAACGCGGATCGGCCTTGAGCGCCTGAAGCTGGGCAAGCATCTGAGCCGCCTGCGGATCGCCCTGCTGTGCGGCCTGCATCATCTGCGGCATGGTTTCTTCGGTCACGCCCATCTGCTTGGCAGCGGCCTCCAGCATGGTCACAGGCCGGTTAAGCCCGACGAAGCGGACGTTCATTTCGTTGTCGGTAACGCGAATCCAGCGCTCTTCTTTCCAGAACTGGCGAATGCGGCACCAGACCGAGCGATAGACCATCAGCGACAGGCGGCGGATTGCGTCGAGATAGTCAGCGGCTTCCGTCATGCCGCCCATTTGCTGCAATGCAATGGCCTTGCCCGACTGCCCGCCAGTGTCCTTGCCCGCCATTGCGCTATTGACGCCAGTGCGGTGGATATGGTCGCGGGCGTCGACCATCAGGTTGAGGTTGCCCATCAGCATGTCGGACGTTTGCAGTATCTCTACATCGCCCGGCTCACCAATGAACACGCCATCGGGCTTGGAAAGCTCCTTGCGCACGTCATCGGGGTTCTGGGCAACGTTAGGCGAAACGCGAACCTGCCGCGTGTTGACCGTATGCAGCGACTTTGACCGGCGCTTGTTGATCTCGTCCTGCGGGCTAATCATAGCCTGCACTTCGCCGTAGCGGTTGTTATCGCGGTCAACGTAAAGCGAAATGGCCTTGATCGGGCATTCAGGCTGATCGTCGTCGCCAAGGTAAGGCGAAGGCTGCGGCTCGACTACAAAGCCCGCCTTCGTGAAGATGCAGAACTTCCAGCCTTCAGCGTCCCGGTAATAGTGCTCACACACCCGGACGCGGCGGCGCTTGTGGTCGGCCCACATATTCCACTTGGGCTTGTCGTCGTAAGTCTCGCTGCCCTGTGCCTGCCGCCAAGTGTCGGTCAGCGCGTCCTTGCCTTCGGGATAAGCTGCAATGGCATCGTCAAGGTCCATCCAGACCACGATGCCCTTGAACTTGGCATCTTCGAAGTCGTCTTCGGCGCTGTGCGGGTCGTAATAGAACCGATCCCATGCGATGCGGCGAATGTCCGGGTCAAAGCCCGAACGGGTCTGCTTAACTCCAACGAACGCAATGCCGGTGCCCTGAATGGCAATGTTCTTTGCGGCCTTCGATCGAACGTCATCCCAGTTGCTGTCATCGCAGACAAAGCGGATTGCATCGGTTGCAGCGCGGGCTGCGTCCTCATCCTGCGGGTTGCGCGGGAATGCCTTCGGGTCCTTGCGGGTCTGCTTTTCCAGCCCTAGCATCGTTTTGACCTTGGGCTTGATCTCGTTAAAGACAACGGCAGGCTGGCCGCGCTTCTTGAGCGTTGCCTCTTCCTCGGCGGTCAGTTGCTTGTCGTCGAAGTAGTCCTGGCAGCGTTCCGCATTACGGCGCGCATCCACGGTTGCATCCTCGGCAGCCTCAAATTCGCGGACGAGCTGCTCAAGGGTTAAGCTGTCTTCCATGAAGCGCTTTCCTCCTTACCCTTGAATGCCCGATCCCAGCGGTCGCCGGGGGCTTTGCGTTGTTCTGCCCGGACAATCGCCGGGTGCGCTTGGTCAATCGCCCGCCCGATCAGGCTTGCGGTGTCTACTTCGTCGTCATGCTTGCCAGCGGGGAAAACCAGAAACTCGCTCAGGTCCGCGCCCGGTTCAAAGTGGACCCGGCCCGTTGCCGCCATTGCCTGAAACGATCTGGCCCGCGTTGGCTTGTCGGCCACGCTAGGAAGCCATTCTAACCGGCAATGAACGTTGCGCTCCCGCATCCGGCGCTTGAGCATCGGCTCAATTGCCTTCTGAATCACACCACCTTCACCAAACCAGCACAACGGCTTGTATTTGGCGATCAGGTCTAGTTCCCGCTCGATCCACTCATCAGAAGCGGTCTGGCCCTTCCACTGCTCGCGCCGGTAAACGTCTCCGTTCTCATCGACGCCCCAAATGGTCAGCACCGTGTAATCGCCGCCGCCATCGGTCACGGCGTAATCGCTGGTTCCGTAATACCGCAGCTTGGGCAACTGCTGCCAGTTCTTGAACCATTCCCGCTTAAAGAACGTGCCTTCGTCCGGTTGCGGTTGCTGCTGGTAAAGCGCAGACCATTCACGCGGGCCAATCGTGGCCTTAATCCGGGCCAGCGCCGTTTCGTCATACCATTCCGGCCAAAGCGCCTTGCCTTGGGTATTGATCGCGGGAAGCTCCAACACTTCCCATTGATCGCGCTCCTGGTCGAGCAAGCGGCCCGCCAAGTCATCTTCGTGCCAGCGGGTCTGGATAAGGACAATCGCACCGCCTGGCATCAAGCGCGTGTAGAGCGTTGACCTATACCAATCCCAAACCAGTTCCCGCCGTCGCTCGCTGTCAGCCTCTTCGCGGTCCTTGAACGGGTCATCAATCAGCGCAATGTTAGCGCCGCGCCCCGTAACCGCCGTGCCGACACCCGCAGCGACATAAGCGCCGCCGTGGTTGGTATTCATCCGGTTAGCTGCCGCGCTATCCGTGGCAAGGCTTACATCGGGGAACACCTGCCGAAACTCAGGCTCGGCAACGATATTGCGAACGTTCCGCCCGAAGTCGTTGGCAAGGTCGCTGTTGTAGCTTGCCGCAATAATCTGGCGTCTAGGGTTTCTGCCTAGGCACCATGCCGGGAAACGTTTGGACGCCAGCTCAGATTTGCCGTGGCGCGGCGGCATGAAAATCATCAAGCGGTCAATCTCGCCCCGCTCTACCGCTTCCAGCCTTTCCGCGATCAGCATATGATGCGCGGCCCCGACATAAGCCGGGTTAGTGTATTCAGTGAAGCGAAGTAGCGACCGCCTCGCCCTCGCCGCCCTTATCTCCTGAAGCGTTGGTAAGGATTTGCTCAAGCTGGTCGAGCTGGTCATCGGGGAGGCGATCAAGGTCATACTTGTGCGTCACCGTTGTTTCGTTCTTGACCGTCAGCTTGTCCGAATAGCGCTGCGACCACTTGCCGATCAGGCGAATGCGGGTGTCAATGCGAATGCGCTTCTCGGTCGGGTCCAAAACAGGATCGTCCGCAATCTCCAGGCATTCATCAGCCAGAGCATCGCAGCCCAGTTCACGCGCCCGCGCGGAATGCGCAAACCCGTTCTCGTCCTTAGCCAGCCAATACCTTGCCGTGCTTTCCGCTATATCCATTTCGCGGCATACAGCGCGCAGGCTTTTGCCTTCAGCCATCCTATTGCAGATGGTGTCTAGCTGCTCAGCGGTTAGCGCCATTACAGGCTCCGTAATTAACCCCGATCACACGCGCGCCAACCCGAATGCGTCTCGGTTCCGACGCTTGCTCATTGCAGAGGGTGGGGTGTGACCGGGGACCGGCTGCGAGGGAGGGCGCAGCGTGGTCCAAAAGAAAAGCCCCGGCGTTAACCGAGGCTCTATGCGCTGGGCGCAAGTCTAACTATTAACGGATCGTATATCATGCGGGTTCGCGCTTGTCAAGGCACTCCGTCAAGGCCAATCGAATAAATCGCAGGATACGCTTCCTTGCGATAAGACAGCGCGGCGCAAGCCATCCGAGCGGCCCGCTCAGTATCGTGCCATTCGATTACATGGTGGTTGTTCATCTCCACTGCGTATCGCCATCTGTCGCCCAGCAATGGCATTTGCACCCTAACCGCGTATCGCTGCGGCGTGTTGCCAAACATTCTCACAGCCGCTCCTTCTCAAAAATCAGGTCCGCCACAAAACACACAATAGTGTGCGCCCTGTCACATGCCCGCCCGGTGAAGCCCAGCTTACTACCAGCTACGCCTGCGGGTTCATCCCAGCGGATTACGTTTTCAAAACATGACCAGTATTTTGCCGGGACATAGCCTTGAATGCGGTGCAAGTCTTGCCGCGCTTCAATCTCGTTAGCCGCTTTGATCTCACTGCTGCCGCTGCCGGGGATGCGTTCACCGTAATTTGCTGTAACGCGCTTTTCGGTGCCAGCCATACGCCACAGATAAAGGCAATGCTGGATTGCAGCGGCTTGGTTTGGTGAAAGCGATGGAGGCTCTGCCAGCCACCTTGCAAGCGGTGTCCCGCCCCGGTTTACGTAAGCAGTCACCCGCTGGCCTAGATCGGCGTGAATGAAGTCCTCACGCTCTACCCCGCCCTTGCTGATTTGTTCGGGCGTGGGGCCGTCCAGGGGTTGAATGACAGGAGGTGTCTTGCGCTTGGTTGCTTTACCCATGTTTCATGCACTCCCCTGCCCAGCTTGGATTGACGCCCGGATATTCGCCCGCCTGCCAGCGTTTGCGCAGTTCGGTCTTGCTTAGTTGTCCCATTTGATGCCTCACTACGTCACAGAGAAACTTGGTTGCGGGGAAGTCAGAGGAGCGAGACAATCCGGCTCGTCCCCTCGTCCATCTTTACGTCGATCACGCCGCATTCACCGGGAAAGCCCATGCGGACCTTTGCCACCTTCAGAATGCCCGCGTTTACGGTTTTGTCTTCGCGGTGATAGATCAGGCCATAATCGGCCTTGTTCACCCAGTTGGCGCTGCCCGAAATGTCATACAGTCCCGGAGGCCCTTCCCTGCCCTGCGGCTTGGTCGGATGCGCCACAACCCAAAGCGCCACACTGTAGCGGCGGGCAAAACGCTTCAGCGCCCGGATAGCCCGACCAATATAATCC